ACTTCGCGCCATTAGATAATATTCGCTCTCTTCATGAGGACGTAGCAAGCCATCAAAGTTTTTTGCTGTACCGTTGCTCCGCTGAACGGCGCGGGGATGACCGCCGCTAGACCGTTGATAACCGTGGTAGTACCTCCTACTGCAATGACGGCATTGTTCAGCGTCGTGTCGAAGGCGTTGTCGATTGCGCCTGCAGCAGCAATCAAGTCATCAAGAGAGTAGATTGCCTTTGCCTGCGCGATACCGAAGTTTACGTCTGCCCAGTAGGCCGAGACGATCCTCTTGTCTGCTGCCGTCATTGCTGCCATGGAATTTATTCCCAAACTACTGAAAATTGCCAAGCCGATGATGCGGCGAGCGTCCAACTGGTGTGGTTGAACGTCGCCAGCACCGTGAGTATGTCTTTCGCAGACGGCGAACTGGTGAGCGTGATCTTGTTTTCCACGAGGATATCCGCCGTTGCCAAGGCGAAAGACAATTGCGACTCGACATTCAACGTCGACGTACCCAATTGGCCTCCTGCCGCTACGTTCTTGTCCGACACAGTCAGTTTGGTCGTACCTGACGCGGCATTCGCCAGTGTCAGGACGCGCAACTTGAGCGTACCGGTTGGAATACTCTCTGGCATATTGAACTGCATGACTGCAGCCGCTTCTGCCGCGAGAGATGCAACGACGCCAACACCCTCTATGGCCCCCGCAAGGTTCGTGTTGGTGCTAGGAATGTAGAACGTCGGGAATAAATTCCCAGACGCCGAACCTAGATAGAGAGAACTCGGAAGTAGTGGTCCTCCAGCCATTTTTTATTCCTCTCATACATTATGACGCGCCGCGCGGCGCGTTTCTTGGCGACAAAGCCTCAGATCTCAACCAGCAATAACAGACTGAAGCTTTGCAATCTTGTCTTGGAAAGTTTTCTGCGTCGCCTGAGCCGCCTTTGTTGCTGCGTCGCTCGCGGCCTTCGCAGTATCGGCATCGGTCTTGGATTTCTTGGCGAGGGCAGTAAGAGACGACATGTCATCGTTCTTGGTTTTTGTATCCGCAAGCAGATCGTTGACTTGCTTCGTTACCTTGCCGACATACGCATCCGCCGCCGCCTTGCTGTCGTTGGCCTGCGCGACAATCGATGCGGCAGAAGTCTTAGCGTCGGAGACAATCTTTTCAGATTGCGTCTTGGCATCGGCAATTGTCTTTGCAGCCTTTTCGTTGGCATCCGCGAGGGCCGCAGTGGCATCAGCTAATTTCTTCTGTGCGTCGGCGAGTGCAGCCTTGGCATCGGCATTTGCACCGATAGCATCTTTACCAAGATTAAGGTCGGCAAGTGCCTTCTTGGCGTCCGCCGTCGCCTGCCCCATGGCCTTCATGCGGTCGAGGAAATACTCCCCTCCCAAGTAGATCGTATCGAGATCACTTGGGGGTGGCGTCTCTGAGGAAACTCCAACGCCGCCGATGGCCATGACTATCGTCCAAATGTTGACTGAAGGAAGTTAACGGAAACCGTAGATGCCACGCTTCCAGCCGTGACAATCCTAACCCGCAATCCCGTCACCGGAAACTGCACGTTCATGGTCGTATTGGCAGAGAAGACGACCGTGGTAGCAACAGGGTAGAACGTCGCATTTCCTGCCGTGAATGATGCCGTCCCCAACGTGCCAGCTGAATCTCTCTGGTCGAGATTGTCGAGGCAGCATTCGATCTGATAGCCGGCGGCCCCGACAACAATCGTGCCGATACTGATATTGAACGGGTTCTGCATCCAGTCCGGTTGCCAGATGGCTGACGTCCCGGTACCGGCGACAGAGAGTAGGACGGGCATCGGCATGGTGCTACTTCCTGCGTGACCTGTCTAATCGTTGACGGACGGGGCCTCCGTCCATCTTCATCTTGATAGCGGGATACTTGGCGTGAACCTTGGCTTTTATTTTACTTTTTAGTTCTGGATGAAATTGTGATGCTCGTGCGAGAGCATTTCTAGCATGATTTTCATCATTTATGGGAAATGACCTTTGTGGTCCAGCAAAGTCCTTTGTGGGAAGAGAATTTCTGCGTTTTGCATTTAGTTTTGCCATTTGACCTTTACCTCAAGACAAGAGATAATTCGTTCTCAATTATCTGAGGTTTGAAATGACCAGAGGCATCAAAGGATCTTCTCCAGAAACTACCTGCAATACATGCAAAAAGACATTTAATGTTAAACCATACAAAATAAAGAGTGGAATTTCTCTTTACTGCTGTTGGAGTTGCAAAATTGAAGGCCTTAAGAAACTCAAAACAGAACCATGCCATTACTGCGGAAATAACGTCACTAGACGACAATCTAGTTTTAGACGTGGGAAGGCCAAAAATGTTTTTTGTAATAAATCTTGTGCCACCAAATGGCGAGTAAGAAACCCTACTGCTATCAGAATGACAAAATACAGCAAAATTGGAAAATCTATAAAAGCAGAAAGATATGGATCGTCCTGCGTTATATGTGGATTTTCCAGATTTGTTGAATATTGCCATATTATTCCAGCATCCAAAAACGGGACAATCCATCCAGATAACATTATCCCCCTATGCCCCACCCATCATACTTTGATGGACCGATTTCTTCTTAACAAAGAAGAAGAAGTGACGTTGGAGAAATTTCGAACCCGCGCCACCTCAAGTTCATATTCCATCAAGATCACTTAGGCGTACCCCCATACGTATCTTGGGGATTGCTCGACCCGGAATCTTGGCTTGTCGTGTTGTGCGCAGTCGAGAGTGGCGAGGAATTCGCACCTACGCCGCCGCCTGACTTGCGTCCTGGACGATCGAGACGGGGGCGTACTTTGCCGCCAGTCATGAGGCCGACAACCTTGCCGCCTTTTTTCTTGCCGACTACGTCCTTGTCGCCTGTCTTGCCTTCCTTCGCCTCTTTGAGAACTTTCGGATTGCCGGCAACAACGACTGCTGCCTTGCCGCCTTTGGCTCGCTGCACTGGAGCAACGATCCTGCTCTTATTGGACTTCATAATTCTATCTCCTTTATCAGGACGTCGCAGTGTATTGGGCGATGCCGAACTTTGGGTTCAGATTAAGCGGTGTCGACAGGATGTCATACATCGGCGTGTGCGTCATGGATATCCATAGACGTCCTGTACCGTTGGTAGCCACCGCTGAGATTGCCGTGGCGATGGTGCCGGTCACGATGGCCGTAGACACCGCAATCGTTCCACGCACGTCCGTCGTGGCATTCTGCGTCGTCGTGCCTACGATGCCGGGGACGAAACCGTTGGAGTTGGCCATCGATGAGCCATTCCACGTAACGTACAACTGCTCCCAGTAGTCGGCACGGATTGGAATTCCGAACTGGTCGCCGAGACCGAAGGCAACGCCCTGCGAGGACGGCACCGTCGTTCCAGACGTGATAGCCGAAATGTACTTGAAGGCTTTGCGTCCGACGAACGTCGTGACACCTGTGGCGGCAGCAACAACCTCCGTCATCGGGTTGCCCCAGACGTCCCAACCGGAAATCACGGCACTATATGCGACTGCAATTGCTGTGACGCTCTGGATCGAGACGGTTCGCGAGGACATTTCCTTCGGATTATAGACGCGGGCAAGTCCGGCCTCCATGGCACCGCCGAATGCGTGCGCGGTAGCCGCTGGAGCAGATGGTCCGAACGAACTGGCCGGCGGAAGCAAACCGCTGCCCCAAAGGTTTGCCTGACCGATGGGACAATTCAGAACACCAGTGACCGGCGCGGGAGATACGAAGATGACGGTGCTGCCTGACGTCGACTGAACCTGCGTGATCAGACTGCGCGAGGCAGACGAGTTGCCGACACCGCCGATGACGAGCCACTGACCGAGACGGAACAGGGAATTGTCAACGACCGTAACACTGGTCGAATTTGTCGTTGTCGTTCCTGTCGTAAAGCCGAAATCAAGAGCCAAGTTGGCGAATGTCGCGACCGTTGTGCCAATCGGCACGATCGGTACACCGACCGCAACGCCTGCCGCACTTGTGAGGCCTGCTGGCTGTGACGTGACGAGGGCAGCGGTAACTGCCGTCGTGACAATCTGTGCTGCAGCGAGGACTGTCGACGAACGAAGTTGCGGGATGCAGTCGAGGAGCGGAATGTCCACCCCGCCGAATGCAGCCTGCTGTCCTGGGCGGAAACTGTCCTTGTTGAATGGCGCGGAGCGAAGATCAGGGATTGCAGGTCCCTGATAGAACATGCTTGGACCGTCAAGCGGGGAGATGCTTGTCGTTGCCGCATCGACCTCAAGTGCCCCCATCGAGTTGATGGGACCGCGAAAATTTGAGTCAGCCATGTTGCGAATCTCCTAACTTTAAGCGGTTGGGAATTCGCCCCAAGCGGCGCGCGGATCGTTGATCCCGAACGAATATCTCTCGTAGGCCTTGACCAACAAGTTGTCTGTCACGTTGTCGACCCACATGTCGCTTTCGTAAGGGATACGCAACATGTGGATGAGGCCTTCGATGTTCGTTGTCAGGAACCATGCGAAGTTTGAGGTGAGGAAGTCGAGAACGATGTGACCCTCGGGAAGACCGCCAGACAACGTGAGAATTGCGTTAACGTCGTTGTCGGCAGTACCCGGCCTCAATTCAGTCTTTGTGAGGCGGATGGCGATGCCTTCCAGATTTGGCGGCACAACCAGACGGCGGGCGCGAGCAAGGATGCGCAAGCCTCTCTCGTTGACGAACTGCACGCGGACGTTTGTCATATCGGCAAGCAGTGTCGACTCGTTGAGAGACTTCGGCGTCGAGGAGGTGTTCGACCATGTGCCGCCGTCGTATGGATGCACGGTAGAAAAGAAGGCCTGACCGTCACCAACCTGTGCCGAATTGTAGGTCGTGCCCAAGTTGAAGATATTTGCGGCTTGGATTTCCTTAAACTGCGCGAAAGCTTCCTGCAGTTTGAGGTTGGTTGGGTTGAACTGAGCCTTGTACAGCAAATCGTCGATTGCCTTTCGGGTGATTGCATACCCAAGGGCAACCTCGATGTGAACAAACGCCCAAGTAAAACGCTCGCCGGCTGCGTTGTCGAACTGGGTCGCGGCACCTTCGTCCTTGAGGTAAGGCAACGCGACGAACGCCATTTGCGTACTTCGCTCGACGGCCATCGAAGACTTGTGGGTCTTGAAGACCTTGTCCCACTGACGCGGTATCATATCATACGAACCTCTTACGTCGAAGAGGCCCGGCAGTAGTTCTGATCTTATGTTAGCGAGGGCTACCGGCACTTTATGCCTCCTGCCTGTTGACCGGCAAACCATGCCGTGTCAAAGTTAGCCAACATTTCAGCGTGAAAGTCAGCCGGATGATTGAAGAATGGCGAGCCGTCACCGTTGACGGGTATTCTCATCTCTACGAGATCAGCAATAATACTAGCGAGATAGCACGGTGCTTCGGCGTAAACCAAAGCACCGTCTCTCGCATTGTTAATGGTCTTAGAAGAAACCATTCTGTTTTCCTTACGCCACACCACCCGTGAGAGCCACGCGATAGCGTTGGTTGTTGAACCCGACGATGACCCAATTGTAAGAGGTGGTCGTATCGGAACCGTTGCCGATGCCGGGGTAGAACGAAATCAACTGGAAGCACGCAGTCGTGTTGATCAGCGACTGGTCGACCGTGAAGGTCGAAA